TCTGTTGAATTAGTAAATATTATATTAGTAATCTCTTCACTTAAAGTAATACCAGCAGCAACACCATCTAGACCAGTTTTAAATAAATCTTTTTGTTGTTTAATAGATAATTGCCGAAATTTGACATTTCTTCCCTCTGATGCTACATAGATATCTACTAGATTTGTGTCAGATATATCTTTTAGTTTCGTTAAAATATTTGTTACTTGGCTCATATACTATAATTATGTCTATTATTATTATTTACTAGGCGAATTATTATTTTTATCATATTCATCTTGCTGTTTTTTTAACTCTTCATTATAAAAGTTTAAATGAATATGGGACTCATTTGGTGTTAAATTTAAATAAGTATCATTATCAAAATTTAATTTACTCATTAGTATATACTGCATTTTATATAAATTTAATAAATCTTCATTATATATTGCCCTTATAAATTCAAATAACGTATTATTAAAAACATTAAACTCAACTCTATTAATACCGAGTTTTTCGTTGCCTTTAATGATATGAATATGCTCCATTGATTTAGTAGTAATATCCACAAATTTTAAGACTTGATTAAATAATTTAGCGGGTATAAAATTTAAAATATTCTCACGCATTTTATTGGTAACACTATTCATCTGTATTAAATCACTACCTATTTGAATACTTTGAATCGTATTTGAAATATCTGTAAATTCATAACTAAGATTCGTCGGAATGTTAATTTCCAATTTTATTAAATCATCAATAATATATTGCTTAGTTATTGATGGTATTGATTCTAAGATATATGTACCAATTTGATCTATTTCAATAGATAAATTACTAAATAATACCCCATTATTGAACGTAATATTATTATTGATACTGATCGACCGTAAGTCCAATAAAATAAGAAATTTGTCAATACAATTTAATTTTTTAATCTGGGATTTATCAATTACAGCGTATTCTATAATTTTATCTAAAAAATTGGATATTATAACAGAATCACCATTCATTATTGACTTTACAAATGGTAAATATATCCGATTAGTTATTTCACGGCATTCTATTAATTTGTTCCCCGTTAATTTTATATTAAAGGTAAACATATTTACATTGATCCGCTTACATCCGGTGTATGCTCAGTATTATTATACGAATAAGTATTGTATGTCCACTGAACACTGACTGCTTTTATCTCTTCTGCATTATAACTTAGTGGATTGCCAGGTATATTATACGGAACACAATCAAAAAATTGGTGATGTTTACGGATTAATCGAGAGTCTTTATTTGTATTGTATTTTGTGAATTGTACAATATCAATATTCGATTTAAAATTATTATATTTACGGGCCAATAATCCTCTATATGCTGCAGTTACCATCCAAGGTCGTATAACTAAATCAATAAAATCTAAATTAGTTTCAAAAAAATCTATTGTTAAACTCCTGGATGAATTCTTTACCCTATCTGCTCCAACTATACCTGTTAAAAATCCCCCCGCACCATCTAAATTAGCATCTGCAACACTAAATGAATCTACAGGTAACTTAATTGACTGTATATAAAAGCATCCTATACTATGATTTATATCATCATTAAATATCTTAATTTGATCCTCTTGTTGTATACCAAATTTATCAGAATCCATTAAAATATCTGCTCCGATATTTTCATAAAATGTTGAGAAATTGGTATTATTCTGCAAGCTAAATCTTGCTACCCATGATGTCTGGAGGGGAATGCCGGATTCCCACTTACTAATTTGATTATGAAATAAACTTCGGTATGATTTATTATCAATACTGTCAGACGAAAAAAGCTTTGCCATATTATTATTTATGCCGCCGCTTAAATGTCACAATATTTTTACAATACTGTTATTAAGAACGGAACAGCGGTGCAGCATCTGGACCAGACGCTCTCACCGGTACACTTAAATCAGATACTTCGAAATAATGATAAGCAATTTTAACTTCGAACGTAACTGGTGCACCTGTACCTTCAGCTATAGCATAATCTATTCCCCCAACTTGACGAATAGATGCTCCAACTAATTTAAAGTTGCGTACAGGTATTAACTGTTTGTCAAGTTGTGATAATATAATATATTTTTCGGGTCCTGCAATATCATAACTACCAGTACTTGTTGCATCATTAAAGGTTCGTGCTGACTCCTTTAAAAACTGTTGATGGAGAAATGATGCGGCATCACAATAGAATGTCATACTATAACCAGCTGCCTCCCCATACGATACAGCTCCAGGTAAATGAAATTCCATTCCCATATACTTAACAGGTAAATCAGCAATCAAACGCTCTGGGAGCTTAGCAGCCTTAACGTATACTAAATCATCTTCTGAAAGTTTTAACTTCCCTAAATTTACGTCGGTTACTCTAAAGAGAAAATCTCTTGAAAATTCCCGGTTAATAGCTGACTGATAAAAATTTCTAATTGTATTATTGGATGGCATATTATTATTTAGTTAAATTATTGTAGTTACTATTATGCTATTTCATTAAAGTTTGTGCTTGTGCGAGTTGCATAGAAATTAATAAGAATAAACTCACTAGTCCGTACAGGTTTAATGTAAATGTCTATAACCAATTCATTAGCATCAATAACACTAGGCGTATTGTTACGCTCATCGCATACGATAAGGTAATCATAAATGCCTTGGGTGTTTTTAGCATTATCAAATATAGGTGATAACGTATTAACAACCCTCGTTCTTGTAAATAATGTATTCGGCTCAAATACGAAGAATTTTGCAGTTGCTTTAGTGGTTTTTTCTAAGTATAGAAATAATCGACGAACATTAATACGATCAAATGAACTTGGCTGCTTTAATAATGTCTTTTGACCAAATACTACAAATCCTTCAGCAGGAAATAGTGTTACGGGGTTAAGGCCTATCTTGTATAATTGATCTCTCTCTTTTTGTTTGGGATATATTGCAATATCGCTAGCATTTGTTACAATTCCGCGATTAAAACCTGCGGGTGCAATCCATGGTTGCGAATTGCTATCAGTTAAAGCCATTAAATTCGCAGCATATCCTGAAAATGGTACCCATACGTTTAATCCTGTATATATATCATTTACATTGACCCAATTTGAATAAGCTGTAATATAGCTGCTGTTGACACCTTCGTATAAATGCCGTAAAGCACTGTAGATATATTGACTAAATGACTTTGTTTTATCAGCTAAAGTTTTAATGTTGTCTTTTTTAATAAAAATATGTCTAATTGGATCCGCAATAAATAAGCAATCCTTACGAACAAATTGTGCTGTATTAATAAACTTATTTATAATCGTATAATAGTTAGTCCGTAAATCTTGGTTGGATGATGTAGGAGTTACGTAATCATTGGATGTACACAATGCATTTAAGCCAGCTTGAAGGCCAGTTGAAATTGGGGCCGAATCATCATAATAATTGGTACTATTTGCAGAAGCAACTGCAAATATAGTACCTAAACCCGCTTCAACAATTAAATCAATATTAACAGTTTCGTCATTATCAATTTTAGTTAGAGATCGTTCAAGCTTTAGTGGTATATTGCCTAAATCTTTTGTAGTGATTGCTTGGTCAGCATATCCCCCAATTGGAAAAAGAGCATCAGTGTTTCCTATACTATTAGATGCTGCCTTATACACAGATGCATTCACCCCGAAAGCAGCAGATAGCCCAGCATTATTAGTCGTCAACCGTGATACGTTTGCAGATGTTAAAAACCGAACTTTTTTACTAGGTACACCACTAGTGTCTAGCCAAGTATTACCAGTTCTATTAGAAATATAATCATTTACCAATACTGTAATATTATTAGATGACCTACTTTGCGACTCAATATAGTAACTTACTGGTAGTCCACCATTTACATTATTAATTTGTCTGTTTGCATCAAAAGACCCATTAAATGCTTCCGCAAGAGACAATGTTAATACACTAGCATTGTATGCAAATGGTGATTTAAATAACTTAAATACTCCTATATTTACTGTGTCATCGAATATACTCAGTCCATTGCTTCTGCTAGTATCAAATGTATTAAGATTCTCAAGTATTTCAGATATACTACCATTAGCATTAGTATTTGTAGATGACAAACTAAAGTCTAGCTTTGTAGTGGGCACAACTACAAAATTCGGAATAGATGTAGCAGATGCAACACTATATATAGTAGTAATACTATCGTAATCAGTAGTTGGAAGTAAATTCGAATTGTCAGCAATACCTAAATAAAGTCCTTCAAATGCATTATTGGTAACAGATTGTGATTTATTTAATACTATTGCGCCTGCATTACCAAAATTTGCAACACTAACAATAGATCCTGCAGCTAAAGATGTTGAAGACCATGTAAACCCACTACCATCAATACACGATAAGTATTGTTGCTCAGTTAATTCAAAGAATTTAGGTGTACCGAACAAATAAGTAGCGCTTGTTGAAGTTAAATCACTAGTTAATACTGCAGATAATCCTAATGCTGCATTTGAGTCTAGGTTAGCAGTATACCCATTAAAAGCAGTTACGGGGTAAACAAGTGCACTATATTTACTACCAAATCCATCCCCCGCGGCAGGTCCATATGGCAACCGATTAATAAATAAATTGCCGGTTCCGCCATCAAGTATTTGCTTAGCAGTATAAAACAAATATCTTTCAGCAGGATTAGTTGGTGTACCATATATTTGTTCAAAATCCAATACACTTGTAATTTGAATTAATTGGTCTGTTGGTCCATTAGATGCGAAACCAGTCGCAAATATATTAGTACCATTAAGCGAAACTGGTGACAGAGATAGATCTATTTCAGATACTTGAACTCCCGGACTTTGTATAATTCTTGCCATATAATATTATTTATACTTTTTTTGTATAATTTTCTATGAATCTAATAATTCAATGTTAACTTCGTGAAATGCAAAAGTTCCCTTGGATGAAATCTCACCACCCGTTTGATAATTATACGTAATCTCACTTAATTCTATAGGAAATGCATTCTTATATGTCCACTTTATTATTGGTTTATTATACTCATCTACAGCAAAAACTGAAATATCAGATGAGTAATCTAATAAATTAAAATTACCCTTTAATACACCTTTTGTATTAATTATACCACTAACTCCCTCTTTTTGATCGCGTAATATGTTTAACCAGTTATATATTACCCAATAATTATTAAATCTATTGTCGATATTAAAATCAACAGTTATTGGTGCATAAGTAGGGTGTGAATGGGACGACATTTGAATTGTAGAGCCCATATACCGTGCGTCGACAGCTGGCACCATAATTTTTGGAACTATAGTACCGAAAACCGAAAATTGTAAGGTATCGAGCATAATTTTATTGTTATTACGATCACTTTTTGAATTTATTGCACGTAAAGCTGTAGGTAAAGTTAATACCATTATAAATTTGTCTAACCTACCCTTGTTAAATACAGATTGCTGAATTAAATCGCTCATAAGTTAAGTATTTTTGCTACTTTATTTTTATCTTCTTTACTAAGACACTCAGGCACAAAATAATTTAATGCACCATTGTCTTTATTATTAATTAATTCTCTAGTTTTAGTTCCAGATATATTATTTTCCTGTATTGGTATTTGAACTATTTG